AGTTGACGGATCGATTCTTGGCGTGAAACTAAACGACTGTCGATCAGTTTGACCATTGCATTCACTTCTTTGAGCGGATCGACCAGAGCGCGGCGCGGTGTTGTCCATGAGGTTACGGGATCAATGAAAATTCCTTTTTTAAACGCAAGACCTTCTATAAACCATTCGTGTACACGATCACAAACCATTGAGATCATAATGTTATCCTGCCAGCCTTCAATAGTGTCGGCGAACCTGGTTGCAGACATACGAGCCGATGAGAATGTAACTTTGCTGTAGTCTCCTGTCAAATCCTCGTAAGGTATATCGTATCCGGCTGCTATGGAATGCAGGATAGTTGAATTATATTCATTACTACCTGACACATTCGGCGGTTGACTGAAATTAGCTTCATACCCTGCTGGTAATGTTTCGATCATACCAGGCTCCATTTTGTCAATCGGGTTGTAATCCTTCCCTATTGTGGCTGAAGCCATGCCCGGCATAGCTGAACCTTGCTTTATGACCATTACGAAAAGTGAAGCTACTTTTTGTTTGTAAAGCTCGGCGTCCTGGAACTCGTCAAAATCTTTCAAACGGATGAAGGACGCAACACCGGCAGGTATTCCACGAACTTGCCCCGGCCTGATCACTTCAAAAGCGTGAATCATATCCTTTGCAGGCACAAACTGCGAGGTCTGAGAGTCGGAATTAACATCATTGGGGTGCTTCATGTGAATCCAGTACCCTTCTTTCCGTCCTTCCGCATCGAACTGCACGCCCTGCATAACCCATCCACCTGTTTCGGTCGGCCTGGTGAGCGTTTCGTCTAAGAAATCGGCCTCTAAAAGCTGTAAATCAAAACCAACAGATGAATTCTCGTTCCAACGCCTCAAAATGAGCATATCGCCGGATTCAGACATTGTACGGAATCCAAGTTTTTGAAGTCCGTAGAAATTCATATTTCCGTAAAAATCACATTTAGCTGATCCGGCCCATTTAAGCCACTCTTTTTTTGCAGTTTCAGCTCCTTTACCCCTGAAGGCAGGTTTTATCCCTGTACCTATAGTGTTTGAAGAGCGGACACTGATTGCCCTGCGTGCGTACGGATTGTTTTTTGTGAGGTCCCGCGAGAATCCGCGAAGTCTGGCCAGGCTGTCCAAGGTCTCAATGACCGGGCCGCGTGTTCTGCGATCCTGCTTGTCTAATCTGCGGCCAAAACCAGCTGCTTCGAAACGCCGCGACATTTCAATTCCTGCAGCATCTATAAACCGTTGGGCTTTATAGGAATATTCTGCCGATTTAAACTTAAAGTATTCCTTCAGCATATTCCTTTAGAGGTTGAAGCGTAACGGCGACTGCCCCCTCTGTATTCAGGGCAGTGTCCATATATGGCATTTTCCATGATAAGCAAAACTTCCTTGATATCTGTAATACCTTTGAAAACAGTCCTCTTATCTGAATATTGTATTTCACGAATGTCGCCACCCATTATCATGGCTTTCAGCGTCGCCTTATATTCGGCTAACGTAAATACAGATTCATCGGGAATGCAGGCCATAAAAGTATTTTTCCGGTAAATAAAACAAAAAAGTGCCTATAATACAATAGACACTTTCTAATTCTGGACTATGAGCCGATACTTCGTACCTTTTCGGTTGTAAAAGTAGTATTTATTTTAATATTTACCCCCAAAAATCCGACGTTCTTTTAGCTACTTTCGTAGTCTGCGCCTTACGGTACGTATCGAATATATTATCAAGTGCCTCGTTTCCGTAGCTATCATACCCGCAGAGTGTAAGTGCAGCCCGAGCGTAGTTCCGGCAGTCAAGCGGTTCGTTTGCCTGGAACTCCCGGTGCCACACATGCTTTGCCTGGCCGTTTACAAACGTGGTGACTTTCGACTCGGCAGTTATACCTTTGAAATACAACTCGTCGTACTCTGGAAAATGACAATATCCCATTGGTCCGAGCGCATCCTCTTTTTCTTTGGTTTTTCGCAGGAGCATGTAAAGCTCTTCCTTCAGAACGCTCGACCCGATCATATGATAAAAAGTATTCACCTCCTGGCCATTGATCGTTTTATTTACTGCCTTCGGCGGTCCGATGTGGAAAGCCTGTTTGTCCATACCTTTTGTAGCCACCAGCTTACTAAGTCCAAGACTGGCCACCAGTAAATACACATCGGATGTGTTAAAGCCTGAATCCATACAGCACATCTGCACAGGAAGCTCAGTCATATCAGGTCTGATCCAAACCTCTTTCATGACGCTCTCAATTGCCTCTTTCGTTCTCGGATCGTCGATGGCCCACGGAAACACCCGATAGTCGAGCGACCATGACCGGCGATCATTCCCCCACCCGACAATTTCCATTTCTATGCGATCTCCTTGAACGTCAATTCCGGCTGTGATCACTTTGATGAAATTGTTCATTTCATTCCGGGCATACTCTTCGCGGTTATTATCATAAAGCAGTTGCCACCCTGGGCGCTGGCCGGATGTTGCATAAGGCTTACCGAGCGTCGTATTTACGAACGTGCGTTTCTTGGTGTCCTCTTTCTCTACTGATATCTGAAGTTCAGCTGCTTCATATTCTTCAATAATCTGTTCCCAACTGAGCCAGCCGTAAGGCGAGTACAGCGAGTTCAAATGGAATCCGATCTTGATATCACTGGATTTGTCCGGATTCAGGGCGATCCATTCCGCGCCGTTGGCCGCATCCATCATCCATGTTTTGTGAATCTCTTCGATCAGATGGCCGCATTCCTCGCATTCATAGCGTACCGTACTTGGACCGCTCGGCTCGTTGGGTCCTTCAGGTTTTTTAGGCTTACTTGGAATCCAGCGAAACTGCTCAAACCGCAGATGCTGTTTATGGCTGCATGCGATACAAGGTAAATGATAGTGCTGCTGATCCGTCTGCTCAAACAAGGCCCATATAGCAGATGCGTTTTCCTGTGTAGGTGTGGAAGGGTAAAAAATCTTTCTTTTCTTACCATACGTGGCTGTTCTTTTTTTGGCCAGCTCGACAGGTGATCCCTCGTTCTGCACATCGTGATCATAAGCATCGACCTCATCGACGGTTAGGAAGCGGATCGATTTATTCCGGAGTGACGCAGCCGAGTTTGCCCCCGAAAGCCTGATGAAACCACCCGGGTATTTCTTGCCGAGTATTGTGTTGTTTGAACCTTTTTCTCGGGGGTCACGAATTTTGCCTTTTAATGCTGCGCACGTTTCGATCATTGGCTGAAGTTTATCCTTCGAAAAATCCTCGGCCATCTGGATAGTCGGCAGTACGTACATGCAGGGTGCGGGGTCCATGGCCGCATATCCAAGCAAAGCAATGATGCCGGCAGCTGTGGCGCCGATCTGCGCGCCTTTGGCAAACATGATCTCCTGATAGGGCGATGTGGGAGAAAGGCATTCAAGTATTTTACGCAGGTAGGGCGTGCGATCCGTTCGCCAGCGGCCAGGCTCAGCTGAGTTCTCACTTGACAGCTCGATATTCTCGTCGGCCCATTCTGCCAGGTTGACTTTTTTAATCGGAGCAAGGTTCGCTTTAAATGCTTGCAACAAATCTCGTCGTTCTGCACGGAAATCAAATAGGGTTAGGCTTCCTGCGGCCATTGAAGTTTTGAAAAATTCTCTTCGGTTTTGATCCATTTGTATTTTGGTTTATTTGATATTTAAATTTAGACCCATATTTTACCTGAATGTTTGTTGAGTATCAGAATTATTTCTTTATTAATCATGGCTTCCACTTCTTTCGGCTTATCCGTAGCAGCGCAAGCCGCGGCTAACCGTCCGGGCAGGGTTTCAAGATCGGACCGGAGGTTCACGGCCAAGGCTCCGAGCGCTTCGTCAACGTCAGATTGCGCCACCAAGGTTTTAAGTAATATTTTTACTTCTGTCTTTATCTTAATTGCCCTGGCGATCTGCTCCTGAATCTTAGCCTCTGTGTAGTCCTTCGGGTCTTTGGACATGTCGGTGAGCTTCTTATCGACTTTGATCTCGCCTGTTTCGGTGACCTCAGCTTGCTCGGCAATCTGTTGTATTTGCGCTTTATCTGGAACAGGTTCGCGTGCATCCATGGTCGTAACCCCGCCAACACTCAGACCTGCTTGCGTCCTGCGTATTTGACCTGGATCACGGACAGCATCGAGGTCCGCTATTGCTTTTTCGTATATGATTGAAGGCACCCCCTTTGCGTTTCGTTTAAGCGAGGACTCTTTTATCTTTTTCTTCTCTATATACTTACGAACAGTAGGGTCTGATATTCCTAAACGTTGCGCGAAAGCGTGCATTGTTAATACTTCTATTTTACCCGCCATATAGTTAGTTTTTCGTAAAATTTTTGCAACTAAATTTTCAGGTTATTTGCTTAATTATGAGTTGTTTAACCTTCGGATATTAACCCCTTCGTCGGTTAACTTTTAGTTAATTTTCGAGTTAACTTTTTACGAAGGAAATCAATATATTTTGCATATCAAAATGCTGTTTTATTTTCGCTTGCAAAAATCATTAATACATCTATTTATGCTTGCAGTAATCATTTTATGCTTGCAAGAATTAAGGTTAGTTTTTCAAAAAATTCTGCAAACAGTCAGATTCCGGGGTGCTGCCCACCGCAACAGGCCAACCGGACCCCGGAAAGGACCCATCCAAGAAAACATTGCATTTTTCCAAGATGTATTGTTGCAAGCACTGATTGCAATAAAAATATTCCGTGCTTGCATATAATTATTTAAAGAAGTTTTGTTGCAAGCGAAAAATAGATTGATTAACGCTTGCAATATTAAATCGAACCTTGCACCTTTGTCATGTTCAATTAATGCAAGCACAAATAAACTATCGTCAAAACATACTTTCAATTCGTTACAATGCAGGTTATAACGTAGAAATTGTGGCCGTTAAAACGGCAAAAGGATATTGGAAAAAAATTTAACTAATCATTATAACAACTATCAAAATGAAAACTACAGCTGCATTCAAAAAATTAATAGCTTCACTTTCAGCGGGAACCTTAGAAAGTAAGAAACAACAAGATCACCTTTTTAAAATACTAAACGGGGGTAATCAGGACTTGAAAGACGAAATTCACCGTGTATGGTGGGATAATCCGTCCTTCGAAGGTTTCAACCTTTCGGACGAACAAAATAAGCAAGGTATTGAATGGTTAACTAATCTTTGGAAATCCCCAACTGGAAAAGAAAGAAAAAATAATCCTTTCGGTTACCGGGAACAAGCTGCAATTGAAAATTTTAGCCATTTTCAACTAGTGGATGCTTTTGCATCTGGATATTACGCGAACTATCAAGTCCCTGTATACGACATGTTGACAAAAGATGGTTACGGATTCCAATATTACATGCAGGGAGGCGAAATACACATAATTGGATAAGGGTATTTAAGGCGTAAAAACCGTGCGGGTGCAGTCGTAAAAAGCTGCACTGTTTACCAAAATTTCAAACCAAAATAGATATGAAAACTTTTGTAGAATTCTATACCACCAATACGGATAAATGGGATAATAAAAACATGCGTTTTGTCCCTTGTTCACCCTATAACGTCGCCCTTTGTGGTTCTGATAGCGTTTACATTTTAGACGGTCGTAACACACTTGAAACCATGAAGGAAGATGCAAAGGAACGCATGAGAAAACTAAAAAACGTTCAATCTCACATAACAGGCTTTAAAATTCTGAAAGGCGACACAATCGCCCGAAATACGAAAGTAATTTATTCATCCTTTGACATTAAAAACTCATGAAAATACCTGCGATCCCCGTTGGTCTATCCTGGAAACGTACCGCAAAATCAAACGGACGTTTTACGAAAGGACAAGCGTATAAAGTGCTCAAATATAATCCTGTATTAGATATTGCTCAAATTGAAACCGAAAACGGGTACACAAAGGTATCAATTCGTTACAATGCAGGTTATAACGTAGAAATTGTGGCCGTTAAAACGGCAAAAGGATATTGGAAAAAAATTTAACTAATCATTATAACAACTATCAAAATGAACAAATTAGCAACATTACAGGAATTCAAAGAATCGGGCGTAAAGGATCAACCATGTGGACTTGATAGCACTATT